CTGGTACCCATTTTTGGTTTAGTTGCATACTTAAAACCGCTTATTCCAACTACTTTTTTTATTGTCATTACTTCTTCTTGACTTAACTAGTGGCTATATCTTCTTCTATTTGGCTAATGATATTAGCTTCTTGTTCTTGCTCAATAGAATCTTCCTTTTTTTGGTCGTTGGTATTAGACCAACTACCTTTGATGATTCTTCTGAATTGAGCTTTAGACATAAGTAGTATAGTAACAAAAAAAAGATCCCCTTAAACTTTTAAATCTAAGGGGATCTTTAAAATATTAAGATTAAGCGCTTTTCTTTGGTCTACCCTTACGCTTTGTAGCATCAGACGCTGGCTTTGCTTTAGCAGCTGACTTTGGAACTTTTGTTTCAACAGCCTTTGCTACCTTCTTGCCTTCTTCAGTGGCTGTTTTAGCGACCTTGGAAACAGCTTCATCGGCTACTTTTGCAACATCTGCAATGTCTTTTGTAGCTTTATCAATAATTGAATTGATGACGTTATCTTGTGCTGATTTAGGGCTCTTTTTCTTAAAAGAAAGAAGAAGAGAACTTAATTTGTTAGCTAACTTTTTGATCATTTTTACCTCTTGTAATAAGTTGAATTAATTCAACCTTTATAATACACCTTTTTTTTTGGAAAAGCAAGTATTAGACAATATTATTTACCCTGTTGAGAATCTTTAATTAAAGTATAGCGCTCACCAGTTTCTCTTGAGACTAAAGCAAAGCCATCTGCAGCAGCTTCTTTAATTGCCTCAGACAAAGCTTCCTTGTCTGATGGATCTATATTTACCAGGGGTATTGTTATGCCTGCATATACATCTATGTTTTCAAAATTGCCGATATTAATCTTGCGGTTTACACCACATATGAATACTGGATTTGTTGATATTGTTACTTCTTGAGCCATTAAATTTACCACCTGGTCTATTGGAGAGTCTATTGATTGTTCGTGTCCGTTTTGACTTACCTTAGGCATTTTGCTCCTTCAGAAGGCCAATAGCCTTAAGGGTCTCTAGTGCCTGTTGTTCTACGGTCATATTGCTTGTGTGTATAGTGTGGGTAGCCACTCTTTGTACCATTTCCATTTCTTGTTCTGACTTATGATTTCTTTGTTCTTCGCTCATAAGTCGTCCATCTCTTTTGAGAATTCTATCATCCAAAGTTTCCTGATCGGCCTCAAAGCATATCACAATTCCGTTTGGCTGGTTTAATATTTTTTCTGCTTCGTTTAAAAATCTGACATCAGAAATTATAACTACAAAAGGTAGCTCTTCTTCATCTTCTGACAAAGACTTATAATAAGATTGATACAATTTAAGGGATTTTGATACACCCCATTTAGCAAAACAATCTTCAAAGCCGTGTCTACATATGTCTCCAGCTTTTTGCAAAAACGATCTAGGCTTATAGCCTTCTGGTTCTATGTTTAGAGAATAGATTTGCTTTGTTCTATCCACAATATCTTCATACCCAGGCATCGTGCCTAGCGGAGATCCTCCATATAGATCAAACAGTACATCGTGTATCGCATACAGCTGTCTGTTATTCTCATTCATCCCCATTATAGATCTTTTGATAGAAGACAATTCGTATAGAGGTAGCGCATAAAATATGTGGTCCCATTTGATTCCATGTAATGAAGTTTCTACGGAACCTTTGGGTACAAGGTGCTCTGCTACAGAAGTCTTACCACTGCCTGCTTTGCCGGCTAGTCCTATTATGATTGGTTGTTCTTTTCTAAAATTCTCTAACATAATACCAACATTATATCACCTACTTATCAGTGTTTTGCGCTTTTCTTTCGTTTAGTTGATCTAAAAACTCATTAGCTAACATGTCTGCTTCCCAAACAAAAGCCCTAGGAACCTGAAGTACCCTAAATGAATATTCTTCTCTTATGCCCTCAACTGTCAGCAGAAGAGGGAGTAGGGATGCATTCTTGCATCTCCACTGACCAGAAATGTGATTTGCTACTACAGCTGAGTCAGTATAGATTATTGGATCTTTCAAATCCGACATAGAACACATTAATATTCCAGCTATAACCGCTTCATATTCTGCTTCGTTGTTGGACCTAGGACCTAATCCTCTAGCAAACTGTGCAACTTTTTTTCTATTCTTATAGATAACAGCTGCACATGAAGCCTCTCCAACTTTTTTCTGGCCCTGTCCTCTAGATGCTCCATCACAAAAAACCTCAATACTCACACAGTACCTAGTCTACTTTAATATTGGTTGGTATTCCTAGCTCTTTTGCTCTAGCAATAATTCTTTTTTCCAAAGACTTAGAAGGAACCGAATAAGTTACCTGCAATAAATATCGAGACTTGTTGTATTCTGCTTGAGTCGGAAAGTCTAAACTTTCTCTAACTAAAGAATAAAATTCTTCACTAGAATTAACCGACTTATAATGTCCTATATACATAATGTCTCCTAAAACGTACTAAAATCTTTATCAGACAAAAATCCTTTGTCTTCTCTCGCTGTTGCTACCTGCATATTCTGTACTTTGTCTATTAATTTTCTTGAAGATTCTGAAGATATTCTTGCAGCAGCCTCCATTGATTCTGCCAGTTGAACTACTGATTCAACGGCGGTTAGTGCCATGTACTCTTTCTCTGCAGCAGCTATTGCAGCTGCTTCTCTCTCTGCTTCATTCTTGCCGACTCTATTGACCTTATAGACTCTCTTGTATCTGGCTTCCAGCAGCTTGTACTGGGCTCTGGCGATGCCGGCGAACCTAGCAGCCCTACCATAGACGTTCGATGATCTAGCAACCAAAGAAGCCAAATCATTAATAGTTAAGTCTACGTAATTTGCATCTGGTATTTCTATAAAGTACTTGTCTAAATCTTCTGACTTAGAGAACGCATTAACTATCTCTTGCAGCTGAGGATTCAAAAAATTAAATAGACCATTTAATAGATCGTCGTTGGTATCCACTTTATTCTCTCTCTATGTTTGTTATCAAAAGGAAGTCTTCCATTCCGTTCTGAAAATAATATTTCTTTTATCTTTAATTTTATTTTACTGATATGTTCTCTAACAGTATTCGGGTGCTCTGTTATTTTAGCAGCTATTTCAGAAGATTTCTTTCCATCTACATACTTCCATTTTATTAGCTGCCTTTCTTGAACCGTTAGATAACAAAAGGGTGGCTGAGTGTCTTCGCCTAAGATCCAAAACTCATCTACGTTGTCAGAAAAAATTAAATCTGTAACAGCGTAGTCTATCTGATCGATATTAACACCTTGTATCGGGGCAGAGTTTCCGTCTTCATCATTGTAATCACTACCATTGTACAACGGAAAACTCTTCCTTCCTAATTGGTCAATCAAAAACGTATCTACGTTCTTCTTGAGAAGGTAAAAGAAATAGCTATAAAGGAATGCGCTAAAAGGGATTGGCCCTTTTTCAGAGTCCTTTTTTTCATATCGGCTAATGCATTGAAAGAAAGTCATTTGAACAGTTTGCCTGACGTCTTCGTCTGTGCAATACCTTTTTGTCATATAGTTTATTCCGTCGCATGCATTCGTTAACATGTTTGTATCCGGCTTGATTTAATTTGTTCTTCATTAAATTGAATCTTACAAAATTATCTTTCACGAATAGGGACATAAACCTTCTTATGTCGTAGTCATTAAAGTTATACTTTCCGTGATACAGCATAGTTACATACTTGGTTAAAAAGTTATTAAAAACTTTTAACAACTCTTGCTGCGATTTTTCTGAACCGCCTTTAGCTTTAGCTATCAGCTCTTGCATTTCGCTTTCTTCTAAATTATAATATTGCTCCTTGTAATTTGACACTACTTGCCTTCCCAATATGGAATCTTGTCCATATAAAAATTTCTTATGTCTTCATAGAAGACTACTTGAGGTATTTCAATCTCTTGAGCAAAGTTTTTTGCTGCACTAGAGTACTTGCTACAAATAAATGTAAGCTTATTAAACTCATCTGGATAATACCTCTTAAACCTTTTTAGTTTTATTTTGCTCTTATCATCTAGATATCCTTTTACTTCCATCCACTCATCTAGTTTTGGTAGATAAAAGTCTGGAGTGTAACCTTTTGTTCCGCCTTTTTATTGGAAAGGTAAAAACTTTTGGTTCAAATTCAAATTCTATTTTATATGCGTTATATATCCTGGCTATATTTGCTTCCCAGTTAGATCGCATAGATATACCAAGGTCTTCCCTCAATCCGCTTTTTGTATTTCTGTAAGCGTTTCCCCTCTGGTTTTTATTTTCGTCCTTTAAAACTTCCATGTCGATAGCACTGCTAACTAACTTCTTAAAGTTTGGGTTGGACCTTATTTTTGTCCTGGAAAAAAAATATTCCTCAGGAGTGGAAATCTCTGTTGTCATGGTGCTATCCTTATCTCTGTCAAGCGTATAACTATTATACTTTATAAATTAAATAAATACAAAGAATAACCACAAAAAGTTGCCAATGAGGCAGAAAGGTGATAGAGTATCTATCATGAACACATTAAACACAATCATCAATAGCATGAGCCAGTCAATCAACGAGTCCGTTATCGAGGACCTTACGGTTCTTGGTTTCGATCACAACGAAGCAGTAAAGATCGTCGTTGAGTCTGACTTTGACCTCATAACCTCATCTCAGCTAGACCCTGTAGATCAATTTTAATTAATAATATATAAACTAAAAACCCCCGTACAGAAATGTACGGGGGTTTTTTTATGCGTATCTTTTAAACTTCTTTAGTCTTAAAGCCCCGACTCCACAAGCTCCACTTTGGGAGTGGTCACAGAAAGAGCATATTCTTTCATTTGAAGTAGGTGAAAAATTGTCGTCTTGTACTATAACGTTTATTCTCTCTACAAGCGTCTTCTTAATCTCCAGTAGGTCTTCATCAGAATACGTATGAGACTTCAGCCTGTTAGTTCTGAGGTAGTGTAGAGAGGCTGTTATCTCCTTGTCAGGGAACATCACTGATGCAGCCAGAGCATAGATGCCCATCTGAAGATTAGTTGATACATTCTTTAGTGCAACTTCTCTTTTGCCAGTTTTGTAGTCGACTATATGAACAGAGTCTCCAAGGACATCTATTCTGTCTATGAAGCCAATTATGGAATAGTTTCCTATAACAAAATTAAAACCTATTTCTTTTCCATGTACGTTGAATACTCTATCCTGGTTTTGGTCATAGAATTCTTCAAGTAAAAGGTCGCCAACGTCTATTAGGTCTTTAGATATAATATTAGTTGGATCATAAGAAAGCTTATGCTCTTCATATTTCATTTTCATTTCTTCTAATGAAAGTGGTGACTCTGAAGAAACTGTATTTTCTAAAACAGAATGTATTATATTTCCAAGAACGGCAGGAGAGTTAAATTGTCTTGGTTCTTTTTTAATGTAAGAATAGAAATATTTGGAAGCACACATCTCATATGTGTCAATCCTTGAATAACTAAATTCAGAAAGAGTTAATTTTTGAAAAGGATCTAAGTCACTTATTTTTTTTATTGTTAGATTCACTTTTAACTTTCATCTTCTGGATAGATTACTTCATTACCATTTTGGTCATACTCTATTCCAATTTCGTCTATTATGTGTCCAGTTTTAATGTTTCTAAATAGACCTTCACCAATTGAGACCCAGCCGGAGTCTCCAATCTCCATAAAATCACCCTCAATGTATGGCCACATCTTGATCTCCTACTCTTACTTCGCATTCAGCAAATTTTTCTATATTTAAATAGTAATTCAAAACAAGATATAAGTCCTCAAGTTCTTTTTTGCTTGCAAAGATGCCAGCTACACCACATTTGATGAAGAATTTATCCTCATACTGATGGACTCCTTCGGCATATTCCAATATGCTTACGTTGTTTCTTGTAATTTTTCCTGTAGTTTCCATAATTAATCCTCGTCTATTATCGTTATAGGGTTCCAATATGGATTTCCCATTTTTTCTCTCATATCTTTTATGTAAGAGTCCCAGTCTCTTTCGTCTTCAGATTTCTTTTCATAGGTTACCGTACCCTTGAATGGGTTTGATTTAAATCTGATGAGGATTAGTCTACCTTCTTGGGTTTTCCATCTAAGATTTCCGTTTTTGCAATCGCAATAGTCATCTGGATCAGGGTCTGTTGTGCCATCGGGATCATATCTACCTGAGCATGAGCGGCACTTTGTATATCTACCCTTGTCTTGACATCTGTTGCAAGAAGGGCAAAATGTCCAACATGTTTTTTCTGTTGGATTATTATAGGTTCCTTTTATAGTCACATAATCTCCTTTAATATCTCTTCTAATATTTCTTTTTGTTTTATAGAAGTAGTTTTATTAAACTTTAAATTAATAATTTTATCATCTTCTTTACATTGGAGGAATACATATGATCCTCCATTTGACTCGTTAATTATATCATATAATTTATTTATATCTGATTGTTTAAGACTTCCATTTACTTTAAGATAAATTGGTTTTCCACCAGCAAAATTTGAAAGATCTAGTTTATCACATGAATTTAAAACTATTTTACTTACTGCGTTTTCTTCGTCTCCGTCCTTATTAATGGAGCCTATTATTTTAATAACTTCTCCATCGCTAAAGTATTCATCAGAATAGTTCTTTGACTCTCTCGGGAATACCAACACCTCTATGTCAGACGATATGTCTTGTATATTAAATTTATACATCTTTGCACCTTTTTTGGTAACAAGTTTTTTAGAACCAGAAATAATTCCAGCTATAGAAACTCTAGATGACGCAGGCAATTCTGTTATCTCAATTATTTCATGTGAAATATTTTCAGAAAGAAGGTCCCAAATTCCATCTACTGGATTTTTAGATATATATAATCCAAGTTCTTCTTTTTCCTTTTCAAGAATAGACAGTTCAGTTCTTCTTCCAAAGTCATCATCTAAAACGCTGTCTATCAGCTCGTCAAAGGCTCCAGCCTTAGTAAGGTGCTCAAGTGTCCCCTTCTTTAATACGGCTGGATTAGTTCTTCTAAAAAAGTCATGCATTGAATCATAGGGTTTATCTTCGTTCCTATTCGATAAAATAGCTTCTGAAACTGCATAGCCTATACCATTAATCGCAGCCAAACCAAAGATGATGGTGTGTTCATCTATCACACCAAACTCTTCTGTAGATCTGTTTATAGAAGGTGCAAGAACTTTTATGTTTCTCTTTCTACAGTCTGCCAGATACAAAGACTGCTTTTCTTTATTGCCCACCACAGAGCTCATTAAGGCAGCCATGTATTCTACTGTATAGTTTGTCTTCAGGTAACCTGTGATGTAGGAGATCATCGCATAGCTAGCAGCGTGTGCTCTGTTGAATCCATATCCACCGAAGTATTCAATGTCAGAGTATATTTTATTAGCTTTATCTTCCGACAAAGAAGATACGCTTACGCACCCTTGAACAAATTTTGTTCTGAACAAAGAGATCTTATCCATTTGTTTTTTACCAATAGCCTTACGCAAATCGTCCGCTTCTCCAGAACTAAAACCAGCTAGCTCTCTAGCGACACCAAGAACATCTTCCTGATATAGCATGATTCCTAATGATGGTCCTAATACTTTTTC